ACACCGCTGCGCTGCATCTTCTTAAAGAGGTACAGGACAATGGGTCGCTGGACTGTCTGGGCCAGAGAAGCATAGACTCCACCAAGAGCATCTTCAAGTTCCTGGGCTACGAAGCGAATCTCCTCAGCTGTCACACGCTCTCCCGCGCGTTGAACAGAACTGTTGAGCAAGAAAGCGTTGGCCAGAGAAACCTGGAGATCGCCAACAAGGGCACGGGCTACACCCATGTCTGCTCCCTTGTCCACCTTCATTGTGCCTACGTCTTCCTCGCGACCAGCACGGATGGCACAGTTGGGGGCCTCAGCGAGGACACTGCCCTTGGTCATCCCGGTCTCGTTTACCAAGAACAGGACCTTGGCAGCGGCCATGGCTGCCTCGACCAGGGATCTACGCAAAGCTTCTAGAGAAACTAGGTCGCCCTCGTACTCCTCCACGTAGCCTCGCCCGTAGCTGGACTGATAAACAGGCTGGAAGCGCATCGGGATCAGAGGCAGCTCTTCCGGGGAGAAGATAAGCGGCTCATCGTTGATCCGGATCTCTCCAATCTCTTGATAGAAAGCGAAGTCTCCGTCCTCGTTGAGCATGGCCCCGGTGTACAGACACAGGGAGTCCCGATCGTAGGAACCCTCAGAGGTCATCTCATCCAGCCGCGCTGGGCTGACCTTACCCCGCAGGTGTTGGATAGCAGAGAGTCGGGAAAGGCTCTCCTTCAGGACAACCCTTTGTAGATTCCCCTCTGCGTCTCGTTCCACAACGAAGCGCCGCAGGTCATAGACACTAGGAGTAACGGATCCAGGCCGATCATAGATCAAGCAGTTTCCTGTGACCACCATCTGCCGAATTCCCTCGGCCATAGCGGGCCGCCAGCCATTAGTATCAAACTCGCTAAGAGCCTGCTGCTCCATGGCTGCGAGATCCTCAGTGATCTTAGACACAGAGCCAGGCTGTCCCGCCTGTGCAGCTTCAGCTTCTAGAGCTTCCAGGTCTGCCGGTGAGATCTCCAGGCGCATGAAAGGCTCAGTCGAGTGGAACAGGGTAAGCATCAGCTTAGCCGTAAGGTTGTTCACTCCTCGTGCTCCCACAGACTGGAAGTTCTGGGGCAGCTGGTGACGAAGCAGGCCATCCTGAGGAAGGATCGAAGGGATAGTAAGGATAGAAGACTTCTCCCCCTTACGGAGATACTCGTCCCTCTCCTTCGTCAGTTCTTCATAGATGCTGCGTAGTGTCATTTGGTTGGCACCATTTGGCTGCCCGTTTGATTATAGCTGGGTTGTCTTGCAACAGGCCAAGTGCCGTATTGCATTGGTTACAAAGAAGTCCGCGCACCTGGCCGGACTTATGACAGTGGTCCACCACAAGCTCCCGCTCTTCCGAGCAGATAGCGCAGAGGCCACTAGCTTCTTTGTAGAGTTCGAAGTGCTCCCGAGGTGTAAGGCCGTACCTCTTGGCTGCCCTGTAGGATGCCTCGCACTTTAAGCAGAGGGAACCTTTACGGTAACAACCAAGAGGCTGAGGAGCCTTGCACTTCGAGCAGGGTTTCATTCCGGAATCTTAAAGTTGACCGGGGCCCTGAAGTCGAAGCGGCCAATACGCCGAGGAGCTTCGGTCTTCTTCTGTTTGCTTCTAGTCCTCCCAACCTCCAAAGCTGTCGGCTCTGCTGGAGTAGGGTTGGGCACACTCCGGATGGTCGGAGCCTTAGGAATCTTCGGCTTAGTACAGATGGCTCTTACCTCGTTGTGTCAAATTTTAGGATTGCTTGGTCTGCCGGGATAGGCCCCGGTGCGTCTTGTGGCGGTGCCGGTTCTTCAGTCGGATCACCTTCGACAAATGCACCGAGCGTTTTAAGAAAGAAATCATAGACTTCCTTATAGGCTTCCGATCGTACAAGGGCAGCAAGCTCAACCCCGGCGTTACCAGAGGACCAGTTGACGTTCTCCAATGGCCGGTTGTACGGGAGAACGAACCGCAAATGAGCCTCTTTAATAAGCTCTTCTAGGTGTCTATTGAACATAGTTTCTAGCAGGGGTACACAGTAATGGGGTACTCGTCGATGAAGTCGTACTCTCCGGGCCTGAGAATCCTAGCAAGTCGCATCTGGATAAGAGCATCTGCCTCTTCCTGACCCTTAGACTCATACAGTTCTTTAACAATCTCCCAGCCTTCCTCGGTTGTCTCCATATCTGCCAGGGCCTTCTCAGCTTTCTTCTTCCCGATCCCTGGACAGCCTTTGAACCCATCCGTGGAGTCCCCTGTAAGTGTCTGGAAGAACAGGTTGCGGTCTGCCTCCAGCTCACTCAGGGGACTCCGGTAGCTATCATCTCGGAGTCGGTTTAAGGCGTAGGTGTTGACCCGAGAGATTCCTGCGATCGTATCCATGTCCTTGTCGGCAGAAGCGAGACACTCATAGTTCTCAGACAGGATACCCATGACATCATCAGCCTCAAGAAAGGGGTATCGGAATGAGCGATACTCACACTCAAGAGCAGCAAGAAGCTCATAGTATCCAGCGGGCTTGCCGACATTCTTGCGGTTCTCCTTGTAGCTCTGAGCGATGTGCTTCCTAAAGTTCTTCTTGTCACTGAAGGCCAGGTGGACTTCCTTGCAACCCGACATCTCTAGGGCTGCATCAATCTTAGACACAGCAATGCGGAAGGCTGACTTGACATCAGCATGGTACTGCTCCACTCCCTTGAACGCGGTCTCCACTTGGGTAACCCGGCAGGAAAGATAGAGCAACTCGTCACCGTCGTAGATTAGCATTATTGTTTCCCCATTGCTGGGCCATCGCTTTAGCAATACCTGGGTAGGTGATGCTGCGGCGAAGAGATCTGTTTTTAGTTTTACTGCCTGCGGAGCACTGACCGGAGTCGATCTGATTCGACCACCGTTCCTTGCCATTCACTAGGCGTCCTTTCACCCTATGGGTTGGAACGAGTTTTGGCAAGTCTTTTAGCCATAGGCCAGTCAACTTGCTTGCATCGTCCCCGAACTCATAGGGTTGGATCAGTTGGTCCGGCTTCCTATACATAGAAGCTAAGAAGGACCGACCGGGGTTCTCGATCGCTAGGAGCATTGGTAGCCCCATAAGCTTTATAAAGTTTTTGACTGCCTCGTCCCTCGCCTGCCTACGCTCCGCCCCCACCAAGGTAGAAGGCTTGAGGGGTTGGTGATATGGACCGTCCTTGTATGCCCACGCAGCAGAAGTGGTGAGGTAGGTGCAGGGTGGATGGAGGATAGCCATGTCCCAGCCATCTTCTAGAACATCCCAGACATCGCACTGTAGGTGCCTGGTTGTCTCATCTCTGGAAGGTAGAAGATCACACGTATACGCATTGTGCCCCATGGCCAAGAAAGAATTCCTGGTCACAGGGCAGCATGAGTATCCAATCAGAACATCCACTAGTGTGTATCAGCCCAGCTCTTACCGAACTCGGCAGTCCCAGTAACAGGGACTCGCAGCTGTAGTGCGTCTGTAGTTTTAGCGAAAGCCTCTTCAAGGGTCTTCTGGTACGCAGCTTCAAGACCGGGCCGCAGTGAGCCCTGGACTTCATCGTGGATGTGTCCGGTCTGCTTAAAGTCACAGCCAGGAACAATCCCGGCTCGCACCATACATCCCTCATGCAGGACAGGCACCCACCGCATCACCGTAGCACCAGCAGTCTGTAGAAGACTATTGAGTGCAGCGTGCTCGTGACGGATACCAACCCTACGACCATCGAGGCTTATTAAAGAATGGTCCGGCTGGTGGACCCGATCTTGGATACTCCTAAGCAGAGCCTTCAGACCGGGGATGTTCTCAGCCATGGCGTTTCGGATAGCTCGACCGAGCTTCTTACCGCCGCCTCCCATCTTACCAAGCTTCATATCACCCGCGCCATACAAGTATGCGTAGGTGAAGTTCTTCCCTTTGTCCCTATCACAATCGACCACTGTGCTGATCGCCTTAGCGTGAAGACTGTGGGGATCCGTACCTTCTTCCTTATTGCCATGCAGCACAGCAGCAGCGTACTCCCCTCCGTCATAGCGGCCCAGGTAATGGGCAAGCATCCGTAGCTCCAAGCCATCGGCATCCCAGCCAGCCTGGATGAATCCGGGGAAAGGGATAAACACACTCCTCAGCTCCTTGCCATAGGGCTTGCGGATTGAAGTCACGTTGCCCTTGTTGGGTTTACTGTGGGCACAGCGATGGGTCACCGTACCAATGTGGAGAGTCCTGCCATGCAGCCGGTGGTTCTCATCGGCCATCTTGAAGTAGCCTTGAGGGCCATCCTGAAGAATGGATATCCGGTTGTTGACAATGATGAACTCGGCAACCCGACCAACCTCAGGGTAGATCTGAGCTAAGTCCAGAAGGACTCGCTCGTGCATAGCTGGCTCACCCTTGGCCGTGAGCTCCTTAGGAACCCAGCCGTGTTTATTAGTAAGCCTAGCTGCCAACTGCTTCCGGCTGTTCGGATTAAAGGGGATCAGCTTGTGATCGAACTTCCCTTCACGCAGCTTGCAGTACATCAGCCGTGGCTTTCCGTTAGGGTACGGCTTGTAAGGATGCTTCAGGTCAGGGAAGTCTACCTTGATTTCCTCCATCAGCTCCGCTCGCCGGATAGACAGCCGCTCCAACAGCGCCATCCCCGCTTCTTTATCTAGAGGTGATCCCCTCTGCTCCTGCTCGAACAGCTGGAGGGCGAAGCGGTGCTCAGCCTGGACCGTGGTGAGGCCCGCAGCGGAGAAGCTGGGAAGCTGGGGCAGCAGGACATCGACAAGTAGGTGGGTAGTCAGGGCCACGTCCTGGACACAGTAGTCCAGCATCGCCTGAGAGAACTCTTCCCATCCCCCATCATAGTCTCCCTTCTTGTTCCCGAGGCGTTGACCCCAAGCACCGAGACTGTGTTGTCCAATGAACTTGCCTTCGAGCCTCTCCTGTTTAAAGAGAACAAAGTCCTTCTCCTTCCTATCGCTATAGACCAGCCGGGAAAGGATCAGGGTATCGAGCTTCTTATCAGGATCGAGGAGCGGGGAGTTCTCTGCAATGTAGCCAAGCTTTAGGAGAACCTGGCTATCGTACTCCAGCTCATTGTGTCCAGCCCAACGGTCAGCGGTCAGGAGATAGGCAACACCTTCCTCGATCGTGCCAGCACAGGGCTGGATAGTCGGGTCCTCATGCCAGCAGAATACTTCACCCGTCTCGACGCACTGCGTTACCATGCAGTGAATCTTGGTTACATCTGAGAGAAGATTGTTGGTTTCTAAGTCGTAGACAATAGTCCGCATATTCAGTCATGAACTGGGTATACAGTTCGAAGGGTGTTCCGTCGTTTACCAACACAATGTCGGCTTCGTCAATTCTGTTTTCTGTTTCTGTTTCTGATACGTGATCGTTGACAGGGCCGAAGCCAGGCCGTGTGACTGCTACTAGTAGATCGCAGACAACAGCCTCGTTAGCTAGGCGGATACCTGAGACAACACGGTGAGCAGCAGCCTTATCTAGATCTTGGAGCATCGCCTTGACCCAGATGTCCCTGCTGATCTCCCGCATAGACATCCCGAACTCTTGGATAGCTTCCCGCACTTGTGGGTACAGCCTCTTGCACTCATCGAGTTCTTCCACTGTCTGGATGATCTGTCCGAGTGGTGTCGCAGGGCGGCACATAAGGAACCTCTTGCACAGAGCATCAGACATTCCTATATGCTGCACTGATTCATTCAGGAGCCTGCGAGAAACAAGCTCATCTCCGAGTGTGTCCTTGCCGCTACCGGGGTAGCCAGTAATTCCAATAATCATCCTTCGTACTCCGGGAACTCTTCGACGGGCTCCGTCTCCAATGGGATCTCAACGAGGATACCAGCTTCCTCGATGTACTTCAGCTTGCAACACAAGCCGGTGCGACCGACAGGTCTGTTCTTAAGGATACGCAAGCCCATGATATTCCGCTCACCATCCTCAGCCTGGAGGTCACGCTCGGCACCGATGATAACGTCGGGGATCTGGTTCAGCGAGTGGCTGCCTCGGAGGTCGCGGCCACTGATCTGCTTACCCTCCTCGTGACTACCATCCTTAGGCCGACTCAGGTGCGAGATCAAGAACAAAGTCGCCCCGGTCTGCTCGATCACCTCACGAATGTTAGTGAGCATCTTATCGAGAGCCTTCCGCTCATCCCCAACATCGAGTCCGGAGATAGCGATAGTGATATGGTCGAGAACAATCCGATCACAGCCCATCCCGATAATGAGGTAGCGGATCTTACTAATGAGATCATCGCTGCCCATCGAGCCGAAGTGATCGTAAAGGTGGAGACCCGGAGACATCTCAGCGTGGACCTTCTCGATCTCCTCCATCGGCAGCTCCTCCATAAGGTGGAGCCTCTGCTGCAACTCGATCCCGTAGATACCAAGGGCCGACTGCTTCACTGATTCTTCCAAAGCAATGTAGCCGACAGTGTGGCCAGTCTTAATGCAATGGTGGGCCAGGTGTTTAGTGATCGTGCTCTTACCAGTACCAGAGCCACCAGCAATCAGGATCAACTCTTTATCCCTGATCCCGATGAGCTTGTCGTTCAGACCTCCCCATTCATACGGCTCCCCGGTAAGCGACGGGCCGTTCTTAATGGCTTCAAGGATCTCATCCCCACTAAGGATGCCCTCCGGTTTCACAGACCGGGCAGTATAAATACTGTCTCGCAGCTCCTTGCTCTCCCCGGCCTTCAGCATGTCGCAAGCATCCTTGCGAGCCAGCTTGACTACCTTGACCTTGCCAGGCTTGAAGAGAGGGGTGACGGCTTCGACCGCAGCGGCACCGGCCTTGTCATTATCAAAGCACAGGTAGATCTCCTCGAACCTTTCCAGCTTCTCCAAGTCTGCCTTAATAGACTTCGATGCTTGGCTGGCTCCATCAGGCAGAGAGACGCAGGGGAACCACTCTGCG